AGCAGTGGATTAGGAAGATGGCATTTGCTTTGGCTAAAGAGATCGAAGGACAGATTCGTAGTAAGATGGCAACCATTCCAATCCCAAATGGTGATCTCACCCTTAATGGACCAGAATTAATTTCTGATGCTAGAGCAGAACAAGATCGTTTGCGTGAAGAGATTAAGATGATGCTGGAAGAACTTACATACGATAAACTCGCAGCCAAGCAAGCTGAGACTTCGCAAGCTATTGAAGAAGTAATGAAAAAGATCCCTCTGCCGATTTATATTGGATAACAATGGCCCGAAAGTTTATAACCGAAAGAGAGCTAGATTTCATAGGGAGAATCAACCATGAGTTGATTAAGAAGGTTGTAGGACAAGAAATTAGTTATTACGAGATCGATCTCGAAAGAAGCAAGGTCAACAGGTTGTATGAAGAATCAATCGAGAAAGTGTGGAAATCACCAGTAATGGTGAATGCAAGAGTTTTGTGGGATAATCCATCGTCCAATACCACGAACTTTGGAGTAGATTCAAAATATACGGCCGAGGTATATTTTCATACACTTGAGTTGAATGAAAGGAATGTTCGTCCTAAGGAAGGAGACTTTGTAGAATTCGGCCAGGTCTTCTTCGAAATAACATCAGTGACTCAACCCCAAATTGTTTTTGGACAAGTAAATAATAGAATCATGACGAAATGTATTTGTGTTCCTTCTCGCGAAGGACAGTTCCAATCTGGTGGTAGAAGCAGCGAAGGAGTTGACAACACTCATCCTATCGAAAATACGAAACATAAGTTGCCATAAGATGCCATAAAGGAACCATATGCGGAAAATATCATTACTAATGTTGTTGTTGATGTGCAGTTCACTTTCTTGTATTAGAAGATTTCCAGATCCAGAGGGACGTGATGCAAGAGATATGATGTCTCAAACTGTGAAAGTAGCAGTGTCAATTTTGGGAATGCATCTCACTAAAGACGAGGAAGGAAAGATATCTGGTAAACCAATGGTTATAGGATGGACAGGATCTGGTGTGATAGTAGATATTGATAAGCATAAAGGTAAGGGCGAAAGTCTTATAATGACAGCAGCTCACGTGTCGAATATACCAGAAGTTATTCCAGAGTTTGGAGAAGACGGTCAAGTGAAATCGCTCTTTCTAACAAAGATAGCGATAATAACTGTAGAAACTCTTGATGGTCGCACATGTGAATCTGAATCTATCTATTCAGATCCTGAACATGATCTAGGCGTAATTAGATCATTATGCATCGCTGGTAACAAGGCTGAACTGGCAGACGAACTTCCTCCATTGGGTGCTATGGTAACTACTTCGGGTGCTGGTCTAGGGTATCATCCCAGAGGAACATTCGTTGTAACTGACGGACGTTACGTGGGAATGGAAGATGGAGAAGACCCCGGAGTTGTTGTCACTCTTCCTGCCGTCGGAGGACATTCTGGATCTGGCATATTTTATAGAGGGAAAGTATTCAGTATTCTAACCAGACGAGCTATCAGATTTGAGCACATCGTTATGGGTACAGAACTAAGATACCTTAAATTGGCGCTCGAAGGTGCCAGAGGGAATTGGGACTGATGGCTGAGGAACACACCTACTATGAGAATATAACACTAGAGACCATAGACCAGGCCATCAAGGACTGGTTTGATCTCACTGTGGACTCTCATGTTAATTTTCCGAATGGTGAGAGGAAGAAGGTCGCCGTCGGGTTCTCATCTGGTGAGCGATGGATAACCGCTCGACAGAAGAAGGGTGTCAGAGATAACAATGGCGTGTTAATACTACCAATTGTTTCTATACGTAGAAGTGGAATAGAGCCGACTCCTTCAATGTCTGCTCTTGGAACCGAAACTGCCACATTACAAATATCAAAAAGAATAACAGCTAAAACAAATGCATTGCAAAATCTTAATGTGACAAGAGATCCAGCTCATAGAACTCCTGCTAAACCAATTTTATATGAAGTTACCACAATTCCATTTCCAGATAGATCTATTATCACGTATGAGGTTCAAGTTCAAGCGCAATATATTTTACAGATGAATTCTATTCTAGAAAAGATGTTTCATGAACTTGATATTAGTAAGTCGTTTGTAGCACCCTTTGATAACAATGGACGTCATGCACCGGTTGGGGAACATTTTGAAAGCAGGAAAAAGTTATCAAAATCATATGTTGTAGGATTCTTTGACACAACTGTAAGTGATGGTGGCAACTTTGAAGAATTTACAGACCAAGAAAGAATAGTAAGATTTACAACGACAGTAAGGGTTCCTGCAGTTCTTCAGCTGGATCCAGAAGGCGAAAAACCGTCAATTCAAATTGAAAGAACATCATTCCTTTTGAATTTCGGAACAGAGAATACGACGTTCGTAGACGATCCAACGGATGCAGATAAGATTTTCGGAATTCTAAAATGAAGAGTAATAAAGAGATATCTTGGGAAAATGGCCTTTTGGGTCATGGTCCATCTAATTAGAACGTGAGGGATGTCTCTACAAATAAGTAGAACAAACTCAAAGTTTCTTCGGGAGATAAAATCAAATGGCTCAAAAGTTCATGTCCCCAGGTGTTTTTACTACAGAAATCGACCTTAGCTTTCTTGCTCAAGGTGTCGCTGGAATCGGTGCTGTGGTGGTTGGTCGTACTCTGAAGGGTCCGGCATTTTCGCCGACATTTGTCAACGGATTGGACGCTTTCGCGGCCGTCTTTGGTGAACCTCTTCCAGGATTCCAGCTGCCTTATGCTGCTAAGAATTACCTGAAGAACTCAAATGCTCTTACAATCGTGAGAGTTTTGGGTCATGACGACGGTACTAACACTACAAATGGAATGGATGCCGCTGGTGGATTGACAGCCATCCAAGCTATTAATGATACTGGATCACTTGGTAAGGCCCTTGCGGTTCTTCATCACACCGGCTCATTGGCTGCCTTGTCTGTTACTGGCGTTGCGCTTGATGCTAACAACTTCGTTGTGAAACTCACAGGTTCGGCTGGAACTATTTTCGCTGCCACCGCATCGTTCATTACAACGTCACCGAACTATATTGAAAAGGTTCTTAATACAGACCCTTCTAAGTTTAGTACATACGGTCACTACCTCTATAGGCTTCATAGCTTCGCAACTCCACAAGCTTCTGCATCGTGGGGTGTCGCTGGTATTATGAGCGGCACCACTGCTTTCACAAGAAACTTTGAAGGTGGAAAGACAGCATGGGTGAAGTCACAGCCAGTTGGTGGGATGGAGTTCAATCTATTCAGATTTAACACGATGGCCCACGGTGCAGCAACCAATAGTGATATCAAGGTGATGGTAGCAAATGTCAAACCTTCCCCTTCGCCACTCGCAACTCCATATGGAACCTTCGATATTGTTGTTCGTAAGTTCTCTGATACAGATCAAAGAGTTGTGGTCCTGGAAACATTCACAGGATGTAACCTTGATCCTTCTTCTAAGAATTTCCTTCCACGAATTATCGGTGAAGTTAACGAAGTGTTTGATACAGCACAACGTAAATTTGTTGTCGAAGGAAATTTCCCAAATAAGTCAAAGCATATTCGTGTAGAACTTGATACGAGTGTGAACGCTCCAGCTGAAGCACTTCCTTGGGGACATCGTGGATATACTAAAGAGTTGTTCACAGGTGCAGTTGCTGTCACTCCAGACATGCCGCTGACTCCGAATCAGTTTGATCGTAACGGAAACCTGGATCCGAATATTACGTTTGGTATTTCATTCGTGTCTGGTGGTATTGACGACAGAATGAAGGCATTGCCAAATAATACGCAGTTGATTCGAGGAGCCGATACTGACTTCTCATTGTCACTTCTATCGGCATCTTACTTCAATGGCAAGCAGATATGGCTATACAATACTGCAACCCCAAGCTATCTTCTTCACCAGGCCGTCTATCAGTCTGCTTCGTTGTACAAGTTTAACTTGCCAATGGAAGGTGGATTTGATGGATTCGACATTCGAGTAAAAGATCCTCTTTACTTGAGCAATGTTGATGATACAACCAACATTGGAGTCGTTTCTGCCAACAGAACGTTGGATACGATTGCAAATCCAGACGCGTTTGACATGAACGTTCTGGCTGTTCCAGGTGTACACAATCTTAAGGTAACAGATCATGCTCGCGGGATTGTAAATGATCGTATGGATTGTTTGTTTGTCATGGATGTGACAGGATCTACTGTAGCAGAAGTAGTTGGACAGCTCAAAGGTAGAGAGCTAGACGACAACTACTCTGCATGCTACTATCCAGATCTTAAGCTCAATGACAGAACTAACAATAAGATCCTGAGAGTATCTCCGTCTGTAGCTATTCTCGGATGCATTGCATTCAGTGATAGAGTCGGGCAGGTATTCTTTGCTCCAGCTGGATTGAACAGAGGAGGTCTTGGTCAGTTCGATATTATTGACGTGACCGATCGTCTGACATTCAGTGAAAGAAATGATCTGTATGATAATAAGATCAATCCAATCGCTACATTCCCCAATGAAGGAATTGTGGTATTTGGACAGAAGACGCTTCAAGCTAAGCCATCTGCTCTTGATCGTATCAATGTCCGCCGATTGCTCATCTTTGCAAAGAAGACGATTGCAGCCGCAGCTAAGTTGCTTCTCTTCGAGCCGAACAATCCTCAGACCTGGCAGCGATTCACCAATGCTGTCAATCCTATTCTTGAGAAGATTCGTCAAGATCAAGGAATCAATCGTTTCAAGGTTGTCATGGATACATCCACCAATACCAATGATTTGATTGACAGAAACATCATGACTGGTAAGATATTCCTCGAACCGACTAAAGCAGCTGAGTTCATCGATTTGTCTTTCATAATCACCAATGCCGGCGTAAGCTTCGGCGAGTAAGAGGAGATAAACAAACATGCCTTTACATTCAGCAGTACTTAATCCGCAACCTGTAACAGGATCGGTAGCAGTAGAAAATCAGGTAAACGCTCTCGTTATCTCTGGTTCTATAACTGGACTCTTAGTTGGTGGTCAGCCAGTATCTTCTTTAAATCCACTTCCAATCACTGGATCGATCACGATTGCCACCGTGCCAGACCTTGATGCTGGTGGAGTAAGCGGTTCGCTTCCGATCTCTGCGTCGTTTGCGGGATTCATCGACCCAGGTGGGTTGCTACAAGGTGCCCATGTAGACAACTTCGGAAGCCTGATCGTAACGGGTTCTGTAGGTATTGCAGGTGTAGTAGATACTCGACAAGCATCCGCAATCGCAGTTGTTTCATTCGTCACCTCGAGCGCCGTACAAAGCATCACGTTTGCTGTCTTAAACACTGCCAGATTGGGTTTGACAATATACAATGACACCAACAAGATTCTATATTTGAAACTTGGTACATCGGCGTCATTGAATGATTACACAACACAACTGGCCAAAGATGACTACTACGAACTTCCATTTGGATATACTGGTCGTATAGACGGTATTTCTCAAGCAGTCGCAACGGGCGTCGTACGTGTCACTGAGCTAACCTGATCGGGTGATATGTGAGTAATGGTAGAGGTCCTCGTACAGTACTTTATGATACGGATGGCGATAACCCACTAATAGGGCAACAAGCTCGCAGTGGGTCTATTCCCGTCACCATTGCTTCTGATCAGACGGTACTTTCTGTTACTGGATCTGTAGGTCTCTCTGGTCCAATCACAGGATCAGTCGGATTATCTGGGCCAGTTGCCGTATCCAACCTAGCTGCCTGGCTCGGTAGTACGGCCCCGACTGTCGGACAGAAGGCTATGTCAGCTTCACTCCCGGTGGTTATGGCGAGTGACCAAGCTCCTATAGCTGTCACGTTCAACACGCCAAACGCTAGAACCGGTGTCTCCGCCGGCAAACTTCTTCTTGGCGGAACTACCGCCGGTAATTTGTTTGAAGTCCGCGCTACGGCATATAATGAGCCAGCTACAGCCGCTCAGAGATCGTTCGCCTCGTCAAATGCCGCCGATGCTGCAGCTGGTACTGGTGCGCGTACTGTTAAGGTAACGTATTTTGACAATTCGGGAAATGGTCCGTTAACGGAGACAGTTACTCTTAACGGTACAACCGCGGTAGCGACAGTCGCCACTAACATCAGGTTCATCCAAGAAATCGAAGTTAAGACCGCCGGATCGAGCAAGTTCAACGTCGGCACAATCTCGTTGTTTGTCAACAACTCTGGTGGCGGTGGAACCATCGCCTCAATCGGTATAGGTAACATCGTCGCTGGTGTGGGTGACAACCATACGCTTTATGCCCATCACTATGTTCCCGCAGGTTGGACAACACATTTCTCTGTTCTTATCTGCGGCATCGCTAGCGGTGGTTCTGGAACCAACGGGCAATTCTTTCTACGTACCCTGAGTCCGCTAGTTACAAGCTCAGCTGACCAGCTTGTCGGCGACTTAGTTCTTGCCATTGGTGCCTTCGAGCGTTCGTTCACATTCACACCTGAAATAGATGGATTCGCATTTGTCCACGCGCTTTGCGTACCGGGTACCAACAATTCTACTGTCACATGCGCCTTTGACTGGACGGAGTCGCCAACATGATCTCATTCCCAAACATGCCTCAAAGGTCTACGAGCTGGACAGCATTTAAACCTCTGATCTCTTCCAAGACCATCAAGGTACAGTACGAAGAAGAAAATAATGTATATTCCATCTATGGGTATGACTATCCAGAGGTGCTGTTGTGTGTAATATGGAAAGGCACAGTACCAGACTCAGTCGTAACTGCCGGCTATTCCCAGGCTACCAATGATACAGACAAGACTGATTTCGAGACTAACTTCAAACCGTATGCAAACCGCAGCATCGACGATGTACCGTCTCTCATCATTGCGAGTAGCATCAAGAGTAGTGGAAGCGCTAACCTGGGAGTGAATGGAAGCATCACTCCCGTAGTGTTTGAATACAACCCTCCAGCTGGTTATGACATAGAGATCACGGCATTATCTTTGTTGTTCGAAGACACTGGCGCTTTTGCCTTTGGGAATAAGTTCGTCCTGAACACGCTAGCGACTCTCACGAACGGATTTTTGTTGGAAGCAAAGGCTGGAGATGTAGCTGTGACGCCGTGGCAGAATATGAAACGAACACGGGACATCATAGAGATAAGCTCCGATTTTTCTATAGTCACTGGTACTCCGAACTTCTTCAGAGTGAAGATTCATCTTCCAAAAACATTGCGACTCTTCAGAGCTGGGTCGTTTGCGTCCCCTGATTATATCAGGCTTACTGTTCGAGATGACCTCTCCACATTAGATTTTGCTGAAGCTCACTTTCAAGGGGTGAAAATATGAGCGTTGGTCATCTTGATGTAATTCAGCCACCCGTCGCTGCAGATGGAAAGCCATTCGTACTTCCTAATATTTTTCCTGGCGAAGTGATGCTAAGTTTTGCAGGGATTGATGATGCCGTCAATCCAACATCGCGTTTCAGCGGGACACTTTTCGGTCTTCAAAAAACAGGTGTAGGAAGTGAATCACAAATATTAAACTTCGTAGACGGAATTTTTCTTGCTGGTGGAAATGTATCATGGGAAGGTGGTAGTTACGGAAGTTCGGTTACATTTGAACTTGTAGTTTCTGGTAGTACTGTAAAAGAGCCAGCAGTAGCTGGTCAGGGAAATTGTAATCTCGTGCCAGTCGGACAGGGAATAAATATCATTGTTCCGGCGGCTGGAAATGGTGCGAAAGATTTAGATGCCCAAGTTCCTATTCCGGCATACAATGACGAGACAAATGAACAAACAGGATATTGGAACTATTCTGAACCGTGGATAGGAAGTGGATCTATGACTCCAACTTCTGGCGCAGGGAAATACAATTTATTTGACTTCCCTATTACACTTGCAAAATTTGCTAAATTACACATTATGAGAGATAGTGATTCACGAGACTTAATTGCTCCAGCTATCAAACCAAAATGGATACTTCCAGAATGGAAACTCAAGGTTTCGATAAATAATGTGGACGCAAATAAGACACTAAAAATATCATTTGACCTTCTTGTAGCTAGGAGAAAGTCAGCCTAAATGTAACAAAAAGGTGACTTAGTAAATGTCTTGGTTCGCAGATTCGATGATAGACCGCAACCCGCGGTTCGATGAAATAGGTCTCATAGTCAGACCAATTTTTGCTGGGTCAGACCCAGGCGTTCTGACTGTGCAACTTGCGTCAGGTTCTCTAAGCATCGGAAACATATCTGGGTCATTTACACAACCTCAACCTAACATCGGAAATCTAACCGCGATACCTGCGGCACCAACACCTGTAATAATAACAAGCGGCAATCTTTCTAGAATGGGATTGACTATCTTTAATGATTCATCTCAGCCGCTTTGTCTTAGACTCGGATCTTCTGTAACGACATCAATGTTCACCGTAAAACTGGTTCCACAAGACTATTATGAACTTCCAGGTCCTATATATACTGGAGTTGTAACAGGTGTATGGACAGCATCAGGATCAGGGAACGCGTTGTCTACAGAGCTGGTACCATAATAGACACAGGCGTTATTTAATGAATTGATAGACTGTCATAACGATACAAGAGCTTTCTTTCAAAAGATGCTCCTTGAATCACTTCATGA